AAATTCTAGTTGATCAACTTGATTTAAAAGAACTGCTTGACTGGTAGATAATTCAAATGTTCGAGATAGGGACCACCCTCCTAATGCAATTAAGAGCCCTACTAATAAAGTTAAAATTTTTTCCATCATTATTTTGTAAGCATATATTCTTTAGCCTGATTTTTCAATGGGGTGTGGTAAGCCGGTTTGACACAAAAGGCTAATAAACACATCAATATTATAAGTATTCCTGTAAAGGTATAGTTCATAATAACCTCCCATATGATCCATTAGGTTAACCAGCTAATAATTTTATTCCACCAAGTGTTGCTCGGTTCCTGACTCAAACTGCAGTCACAATGAGCACATTTGTTAATGCCGTCATGTACATGATGGCTTACTTTGTGGTCACAAAATTCACACATCTTTGCTTGTGGTTGTTTAATCATATTTTTCTCCTCTGTTGTGAAAGAAAATAACAGTGTTTTGGATTGAATGAATTATGTTAATAATTCGTATGCGATTATGATTGCCACGACAATAGCAATAGATATCTTTTTATTAGCTACAGCTAACGACCATAATCTTTTTGTGTTGTTTATTATTGTTTGCATAATAACTCCTATTTTTTTATTTTATTATACCCCAATTTGCTCCAGATTCATAGTCTACTTTATTAGGAATTTGTAATTTAACTGCCTCTTCCATTGTTTTTATAATCTCTTTAGAGTTATCCCCTTCTCCAAGAGGAATAGATATGTCAAGTTCATCATGTATCTGTATATGGGGCACAATACCTTTTTTATGTAACTCTAACATAGCTTTTTTAGTCATATCTGCTGCACTACCTTGAATTAATTTGTTTAGTGCTTTGTATGTAAAAGCCCTACGATGGCCATTTTCATGCCAGTAATTTTTTTGTTTATTACCATCTTTATCTATAATAAATTCTCCTTCTTCATCTTTCATAAACTCACCCATTGCTTGAAGCTCTAACATTCTTTCACGATCTTGTGCAGGTACAAATCTACCCCAATCATTACCTTTTAGTATAGGTTCATATTTTGGAAATCTACATTTTCTATTTAAAATAGTTTTAATTCTACCATTGCTTTGAGCAGCACCCATTAATTGATTTGTTAATTGTTTTACGAATGGAACTTTAGCGTGATAGGTATCAAATAATTCTTTAGCTTTATCTTTAGATACACCCAACTCTGCCTCTAACTTAGCTTTCCCCATTCCATAAAATAAACCCAGGTTAATTACTTTAGCTTGACTTCGGGGAATCTTAGCCATGTCTGCTACCGTTTGGTGAAAGTCTGCTTTAGGATCGCTATCATAAGCATCAGCAATTTTATTAACCGAAGCTAAACTAAATCTTAATGCATACTCTGTAACTAATCTTGGTTCCTGTTGCGAGTAGTCAAACGTACCCCACTTGCAACCTTCTTCAGGTAAGAATAAACTTCTTATTAATGGACCTATCTTAGGATCTTTAGCTGGAATTTGTTGTAAGTTAGGATTAGAATAACTAAATCTACCAGTAACCGTACCTCCATCATCAGATCTAATTTGATTTATTTCTGCATGAATTCTACCTTTGTGCTCGTGTCTTAAAATTGTATCAATAAAAGTTGTATTAACCTTGTTTATTTTTCTAGCCTCTGCTATCATTTGAATTACAGGATGTTTATGATTAGAAAGGAAATTTTTTGTAAATGAAGGCGCACCCGTTTTTACTGTTTTTTCAAAAGGTAATCCTAAATGGTCGAAAACTTTTTGAATACTTCGCGCCGCCCATATTTGAGTTTCTACTCCTGTCTCTATTTTTACTTGGTGGATTAATCTTTCTTCTTGTGTTGTCAATTCTTTTTTCAATTGATTGGCTCTTGTCACGTCTACCCTCACCCCTAGGAAACGCATATCAATCAAACAAGGGAAAAGATCAGTCTCTAAATTAAATATTTGTTGGCAGTCTTCTTCTATTAATAGTTTTTTTACATGCTGCCACAGTTTAAAAGTTAATTCAGCATCTTTTTCAGCATAAGCTCCTACTTCACTTGCAGGTAATCTCCACATATCTGCTTTTGCATCTAGTCCTCTTGACTTAGCTGCATCATTTAAAGCTTTCTCATTCTTACCTTCATTTAAATAATGCCATGATAATGCATTTAATGTATATGCAAATCTATTTTCATCTAAAAGAGAGCATGCAATCATTGTATCGACGATTAAACCATTGATTTTTATACCTAAACTACGTATCCAACATACGTCATACATTGCGTTATGAAATATTTTTGTAGCTGGACATTCACAAATATCTTTAAACCATTCTAAAGTTTTAGTTCTATCCATGTTTGGTCCTTCACCATGGGCTATAGGAAAATACCATTTGTCATTAAATGTAGCAACCGCAATACCAACAACCTCACCATTACCTGTAACTGCACCCGATCCTTTTGATTTCAAATCAGGATCACGTGTCTCTAAGTCAATTGCAATCTCATCATAATCTCTTAGATCAGGATATTCTGTGGGCTGTACCCATTCAGTTTGTGTTAAGTATTTAGGTATTTTCATTTTTTTCCTTTTTTTGGTGAAATACTTCATACCAAGTATCACACTCATCACAGTTATACATACTTACAATAGTATGTTTTGAATCTGGATAAGTATCCTCGGTATCATAGTCATTATTCCATCTTACTTCTGCATTACAGTAAAAACATTTCATTTTTTCTTGTTGTCTTTCATTTTTTTAATTTCTAATTCACAGTAATGAATTATTTTTTCTAAATCTTCTATCTTATTTTTAAATAAATATCTGCAAACATATTTAACAACGTTCCCCTGAAAGAATGAAAGATTATTTTTTGAAATAAATTCATATGGTTGAATTACAAATTTTTTATAATGACTTCCTCCCACCTGCTTATCTTGTGGAAAGGCATCATCAAATATATTTTTATTGGTCATAGTTTGCTGCTCTTTTTTCATATAATTTTTTTAAATTTTTTAAAAACCCTTCTTCCCATACCCAGAATCTATCAGTATATGATTCCATATTACCTGGCATTCCAACATAAGAATACGAACGATCTTTTTTAATCCATGATCTAGGTATCCACATCTCAACAGGATCTAAAAACTTTTTAAATTTTTTATATGCTCTATTATACCTTGTGCTTTTAACTTTATTTACTTTTATCAAAACAGCTTTTGGTGTTTTTCTTAATACATCAAATTCAATTCGTCTGTGAAAAAATGTGCTCATAGTGGATACTCCTTTATTTTCTTTTTAGCTTTCAGTTTATATAAATTATTTCTTGCGCGTGTTACTCCCACGTACCACACTCTATGCTCTTCATCTTGTTTGTCAACACTTAGACTAATACTTTTTTGCACTTTAGCACCTTGATGTAAAGATAGTATTACATTATCTTCTTCACCACCTTTTATTGCATGAATAGTTGATAACCATATCCTTGCATTTTCATAAAGTTTTTCACCCCCAGAAATTATATTCCGAATATAAAGTATTTCTTTCTGATCAGCTACGAAGATGTCGTACCAATTTTTTTCAAAATTCCAATTGCCATTGGGAATATATTCTTTGACGTCATTGATTTCCTTTTCTTCCAGCTTACCTTCTCTTAACCATTTAGTATAAGCCATCGCTCCATTATAAATACCTACATTAAAACTTTTACCTTTGTTACTTTGATAATAAATATTTTTACTTTTAAGTTCTTTCATGATGTCTAACAAGTTACTTTTAGTTCTTGTTAAGATTAACCATCTACCTTTTGTAAGATCAACTTGTCCTAAATTATTGATGTGAGACGCAAAACCCTCTTGCGCCCGTGGCAAGTATTCTTTATGTTTCCTGATGCCTGATATACGACTCACTGCTATTTGAGATTGTTCTTGCACTGCTCTTGATACTCTCCTCGAATACCTTAAAACACGTTCATTTGCAGGTTCTTTTATGAATCTGTTAACGTCAGCTCCAGCCCAAGCGAATATAGCTTGGTCGTCATCGCCAGCTAAATACATATCATCACAATTCTCTCTTAACTTATCATACAGTTGCCATTGTAATGGAGATAAGTCTTGTGCTTCATCGATAAAGATAGCTTTTAGTTTAGGAATCTTACCTGAGTTTATAACTTTTTTAATAAGATCATTAAAA